TAGGTGCTGGTGCTAGTATTATAGGTGATACTGTATTCAGAATAGGTAAAAGTCTTATGGGTGCAGGTAAAAAAGCTGTTGGTGCTGTAAAATCACCTACAGCGGAATTATCTCAAGAAGGCATAGAAAGATCATTAAGATTATTAGATGAAGATGCTATACCAAGTGCAGAACGTATGGGTATGCCTGGTCTAATAGCTTACGGACAAAAATTTTCTGAAACTATTACAAAAGATACTACTAGAGCAGAAGCTAATCTTAATTTTGCTTTAAAAAAAGTAAATCAGTTTAAAGAACAATTTGGTTTAAAATCTGGATTTTCTCCAGAAGATGTTGGTGGTAAATTTATTAATGTTGGAACCGAAAATTTTAGAAAATTACAATCAGCAAAAAATAAAGCAGCTAATGATAGTATTAAAGCAGTTGATGAAGCAGTAAATATTATAGAAAAAGCAACAATAAATAAATATGAGATTAACCCACAAACTGTAAATAGTATAATAGAGGCTTTTGAAAATTTTAAACAAGTGTCTAACAGTAAATTTAATGAAGTTGATGACTTACTAAGATCAATGGGTCAAATGAATTTGGATAATCCAATACTTGTTAATGGACAGCCTATATCTGCAGTAGAAGCAAAAAATGCAAAAATAATTAATTTAAAAAATTTATACGCTACTTTAGATGATATGCAGGAAGAAGTTGGAACTCAAGCAGGTCGCATAGAATTAAACATTAAAGGTGAACCTATAGGATCTCGTATGAGACAAGAATATGTTTATGCCGCAAATGCTTTAAGAGATCTTGATGGAGCAGCTACTTTTGGTCAAGTAGCGTCTATTAGAAAAGGAATTAGTGACGCTTTATTTGATCCAAATCTTAGATATACAACAGGAAGAGATTTAGAACCTTTAAAAGCAGCATTAGATGATGTTTTAGACAGCACTACTATTGATCTTGTAGAAGGAGTTGGCAATCAATCTCAAAGAGCAATGATGAAAGAAGTGTCTAAAGCTAGAGATAGGGCTATGGCACATTATAGAGAAGGATTGCCACGTTTTGAAGATTTAAGAAAATTTGATGTAATTAGAGAAATTAGAGAAACAGCTAGAACAGGCGGTATGTATAATGTTGACCAATTTTATAGTAGTATTGTTAAAACAGATTCTCCAGAATTATTAAAATCTGTTTTAAGGGCTGTTGATGACCCTGAAATTGTAAGATCAAAACTATCACAACATTTTATTAATAGAACATTGGAAAAATCTGGAATTGAAAAAGGTGTAGCAGAAAATTTTATTGGTAGTAAATTGTATGATGAAATAGTAAATTTAGGATCTACAGGTCCAATTTTATTTGGTAAAAATTTTAAACAAATTGAAAAATTAGCAAAATCATTGAGTGATAATGGTATTAAAAAAATGTCATCTAGTACTCAAACCGCAGGATTAAATAAAGCTTATTCAAATGCTGTGAAAGATTTAAATAATAAGACTGACCAAGAACTTATAACTTCATTAAAAAAATTAAGAGATACAAGTATAGATTTAAATAGAAGCCAAAGCCAAAGATTTTTACAACAATTAAAAGAAGGTGAATTTCCTAATGCAGAGGCAGCAATAGAGCTTTTAACAAAGTTTGGTAAAAATATAACAGAAGTAAAAGAAATTAAAAATTTTTTTAAAGAAACTCCAGAAGTGTTTCAAGGAATACGAGAAAGCACGATTGAAGAAATATTAAAAAGTGTAGATGATAATATTTTTAAATCTCAAAACACTGCTGGTTTATTTAAAAAAAGACTTGAACAATATAATAGCAGAGGAGCTTTACAGGAGTTAATTGGTAAAGACGCTAAAGATGCTTTATATCAATTTGCAGATGATCTTATATTTTTAGGAGATGTAGGAAGTGCTGGTTCAGTTGCCGCAGGTAATATAGCTGCTAATCCAATAAGAAATGCAAAAACTGTTATTAGAGGCAAAGTAATGTCTAAATTATTTGCTAATAAACAAGCTATGAAAAAATGGTTGGAAGCTAGAAAAAAATTAAAAACTCCAGAAGAAATATCAAATCACGTTACTTCTGCCATTAATGAAACAGTATCTAAATCACCTGAATTAAATGCCCTATTTCAAGGAACTAGAATTTTTGGAGAAGGAATACGGCAAACAACTCCTCGTGCAATTATTCAAGATATTAAAGATCAAACACCTACCAAAAGATCAACGACACCTTTACCAAATGTTCCTGAATTTAATCCTAATTTGTTTAATTTGCCAGCACAACAACCAACAAGAACTACACCTTTAAGTCCTATTGAAAAAATAAGACAGAGTGCTTTACAAAAAAGAAGTTTAAGAGATAGAGCCGCACAAAATCCTGCTGTAGCGGCTTCTCTATTAGGTGGTTTAGGTAGTGCTAGTTTGTTGAAGAGCTAAACTAGAAGCAATACCAGCTTTTGCTTTATATTTGTTTTCAAAAGCTTCATCAATTAATTTAGAAGCCTGTTGTCCAACTGAACGTCTTTCATCTTCTGAAAGTTTCTTTAATTTTTCATAACTTTCTATCCGCATACCTACGCTTTTGTATTTACTTATATCTGGCATTTTGCTATTCTTCCCATAAATGATTAATCAATTACCATATAATACCAGATTTAAATTTAAAAAGTCAAGTAAATTTGGTGCAAAAAAAACTATTGTTGATGGTATTACTTTTGATTCCAAGTGGGAGTCAGAAAGATATGGTCAATTAAGGGCTATGGAACGTGGTGGTATCGTTACTGATTTAGAACTGCAAGTTAAGTATGACATTGTGATTAACGATATAAAGATTTGTAAGTATATAGCAGATTTCGTTTACAAAGAAGAATCACCTAATGGCGAAATAAAAGAAATTGTTGAAGATGCCAAAGGATTTGAAACACCAGAATTTAAGTTAAAAAAGAAACTTATGAAGGCCGTTCACGGCATAGATATATTTTTGTCCAAAAAAAAGTAGTTGACATATACCATGTAGTATGGTAATATATGGGATATTCAACGTCATTAACTTTTTGGAGGAAGACATGACAAAACCAAACCAAACCAAATTTGGCATTAGCTTTAAGGGCAAGCCAGATTACACCTATAGCGAGGTGACAAACTTTGCTGAGATTGTTGAAAGCGGTAAGCCTTTCAATGAATCATTAAACACTCGATACATTACTTTTTGTAATGCGTTGGCATTTGGAGAAGTAAAAGCTTCTACTCTTGTTGATGAAGATGTGTTGCAAGTATTTTTTGATGACCTTGGCAATAGAGTCGACATTGACCTCAAATGGAAGTATGAGGATGATGACATCTATAAAGGTGCATTATATTTCTTAGGAAGGTTTAGAGCCTTGTACAAAGCCCACCCAAACTTAGGTGTTGCAAGCTACAACGCTGAATACGTTTAATGCCTTTACCTTATATAACAAAAGACCCCCTTATTTGGGGGTTTTTTTATTTAATCAAAAAAAATAATATTTACCTATTGACTTAATTGCAATGACTGCATATGTTGGTGATTGCAAACAGTAATTAACAAATAAACAAATAAGGAATAAACTATGTTATTAGTAAATAATTTATTTTCTCAAAAGAAAGCTATCAAAGATCGAATTGATGCTGAAAAGAAAAAGCTAGTCGATATTGATAATCAAATTAAAGATTTGTATTTGCCTCTTGGTAAAGAACAGTTGAGTGCTGAACAAAAAGATTTCGGAACAGCTACTGTTGAATTACCAGAGGGAAAAGCAAAAG